TGATGAAGAGTTGCGCGAGGATGCGCGGGTTACGATTACCCAAGGGGATCCACAATGGGATGGGTATTTGCTGGACACGGTGATGCAAGATTGTGCGTTATTCGCGCATGAGATTTTGAGCGGCCCACCTGAGTTACCGTATAACGGGCATTTCTTGTTAGGCCCGCACCATTTGGAATGGAGCGAGCTGGTAAGGACTAAGAATAGGATTTGTGTGCTTGCGCCCAGGGATCACAGTAAAACCTTTTTCTTCGACTTCGCCTATCCAATCTGGAAAGCAATCAAGCTACGCGGGGGCAGCGGTTTTATTTTTTCAGCTACACAAGATCAAGCGGTACGCATTTTGGGAGATATCAAATTGGAGTTGGAGACTAACCCCAAGCTGCAATATCTTGTGCCAGACGCCACCATGGGGAGTCGGGGTAAGAAGTGGTCTAGCACGGCTATTCAGCTTAACAATGGACATCGTATCTATGCGCGTGGGTTTGGTACGCGAGTGAGGGGGGCTCACCCCAACTGGCTAATCGTAGACGATGCGTTGAATGATGAAACGGCGTACAGCGAAGTAGTGCGCAAAAAACAAATCGATTATTTCTATACTGCGGTATCGAATATGGTGGTGCCAGGTGGACAGATAATTGTCGTAGGAACGCCTTTCCACCTCCTTGATTTATATGGGGATTTAGCAGTAAACGAGGAATATACTTTCAAGCGTTATCAGGCTTTGAACGGTCCTGAACAAACGCCCTTATGGTCTGCGCGATACGACAAAGAGCGACTGTTGGCTAAGAAGCGCGAGATAGGCGAATTGCGTTTCACGCGCGAGTTCATGTGCGAAGCCGTTTCTGAAGAAAGCTCGTTGTTCCCCAGCTTTCTATTCAAAGGGGCGCCCACCGAAGTATTTACGCTTACGCTGGGCATGTCGAAAGATATTTACGATCGGCTGGGCGTTACCATTTTCATGGGCGTTGACTTCGCCATGTCCAGTTCTGCCGCGGCGGATTTTACGGTAATCTGGGTAATGGGTGTTGATAAGTGGGGCAATCGTTGGATCGTGGATATCAAGCGCGGCAAGGGACTGCCCTATCAAACGCAATTGAGTATGATTAACGAGCTGGGGCACAAGTACGATCCCGCTTTGATTTTCCTTGAAGCAAATCAGATGCAACGTATTTTCGGCGACGAGCTGATACGCACTACAGACTTGCCTATCAAGCAGTTTGTTACTGGCGCGCAAAAGAATACTTTGGATAAGGGCGTCCCTAGCCTTCGCGTATTATTGGAGAACGGTAAATTCCGAATACCGCGCGGTGATAAGGCAAGTATTGAAGCAACGAATAGTTGGATTGAGGAAATGCGATCGTTTACGTGGATCGATGGCACGCTTAAAAGTGTGGGCGCTCACGATGATCAACCCATGGCCTGTTGGGTCTGTGACCAGGCTATCCGCGCGGGCGGATTCTCTTTTGACTTCGGTGATGACCTAAGGACTTCTGGAAGTCTGGATAAAATGCTACAAGAGGAGAATGCAGAAGGGACCGAAACACAAGCAACGCCTGAAGAGGAAATCGAAGCCCGGATTAACAATGCTCTGGGTATCGCCAAGCCAGTACCTCTTGCCAGCGGCGATCTTATAGACGAGGATGCAGGCAATCCTTTTGGGGATGATTTTGACGAGCCAAAAGCTCCAGAAAGACCGATAAGCAAAGGTAATTTAGTGGATGATGCGGAAATTGACGATGAAGAAAAGCAGCGGAGGCTATTGGGCGGTGCGCCAAGCGCTGCTCGTATCCGCAACTATTGGTGACAAGTTGGGTACGGCGGCGAATGGTCGGGGGTCGCTCTCCTCCCTAGTAACCGTCGTACCCGAATTTGATAGGAGTAGGTCATGCCGGTAGGCGTCGTAAAAGATTCGGATGATGAGCGTCATTGGAGCAAGGCGAAAACAATAGCTGCTAAGCAAGGGCGCGCAAAAGATTGGCCGTACATCATGGGCATATTCCAGAAGATGAGCGGTAAGAGTATGAGCAAGGGCCTGAAGTTGGTCGCCAATGATTTGCAGAAAAGCACTACCGCCCAACTAAGCCCGCAATTCATACTCACCAAATGGCCGGGGCAAGTGCCGTCGAAAGAGAATATCGACCTCCTTCGATACACCAAAGAAATGCCTTCAGAACCTACCTTGGCGCAAATGATGAGTCCTACGGGCGCGTACATGACGCCCGATGCGGTGATAGATGGTCTAGGCTTGGACACCGTACAGCAAGCGCAATGGAAAGAACTGTTGAACAAGGCGCGAGGGTCTAGCAATGAGCTGGTAGTGCGCCATGAAATAGTAGGCAAGATGTTGGCAGACCGAATGCCTCCCGAGAAGCGTAGAGTATTGTTCGCTAAGGCTTTGAGTTTCTATCGTGATATGCGCAAGAGCCTGGTTAGCGTGGTAACGGTTGACGAATTGCGTAAGGGTGAAGGTGAGGGTAGCCGTGGGGGGCATGTTATTGGGCATACTAGCGGTGGAAAGGCCATTTATGAGGAGCACCATCACGGTGACTTCGATGCTATTGATGAAAAAACAAAGAACTGGGGGCCGCGAGATCATCAAGAGGCCGCGCAATTCCATGAAAATTTAGCAAAAAAGAATCTTAAAAATGTGGATGAAACCCCAGTGGGTAGGCAGGCTGGCACAGCTTACTACGGGCATAATGCGGCGGCAATTGTCCATACTGCGCTAGCCTATGTTAAAGGTACTTCGGCTGAAGAGAGGTCTGCAAATAGGAAATTAGAGAGGGAGGGGAGGGGGGAAATAAGGCATATTCCTGGGTATGCTGGTAATTTGCCACAAACTAAATTTGTGTCACATTCTTTGAGGGGCAATGCTATTTACGCTAGCGGACAACACGGTAAGCAGTTACCTGATTGGACCGCAAAGCCTTTTAATTTGCGTAAATCTGAAAAGACAGGGGCTATTGTAGATAAAGGCGAACAAGGCGATCCTGAAGAACGTCTTGCACGGGTTATCCGCGTAGTCAGCCATAGACTGGGCAACGCCGGCCCAGAGGGCCTTTCGCTTGATAAGCTTTCCGACATTATCAAAACCTACGGCCAACCGTTGGTCGCCCAAGCGCTCAATAAGACTTGTGCCCAAGGTGGTTCGATGTCTTTCAAAAAAGGGCTATTGCAGCTCCGAGGGTAGCACTATGCACCGAAGTACAGATGATTTGGTTGAAGACTATTTGAGCAAGGCTAACCCTTCGCTACCGTTTACATCGACCGATAAAGACGATGAAGAGCCTAGTGCGGAACCGGGTGAAGCTATGGCAGGTCCAGGTAAAGTTGAAAGCAAAGGTGCGCCCGCCAAACTGCCCCCACCGTCGATCCATGAAAGCTCGGCTAATCTAGACGCGGCTTTGTCCAAGATTAGCCACCTAGGCGAAAAGGGCTTTCGTTCTTTACATCCAGGTACACAACAAGAATTGCTGGACGCTGGGTTCATTGACGCCAACGGATATCTGACGGCGCAAGGACACCAAGAGGTCAGCAAGTATTTCGCTCAACATGCGGGCAATCCCAAACTTGGGCCCGAGGCCCAGCAACATGCTGCCAGTAGGCAGCAAGCTCATGCCGAATCTGCCACACAAGGCGAGGGAGCACACGAGCATTGGAAGGCTAAGCAGGTTGAGTTGAAAGGGGGCAATTCCGGTCCCGAAGGTACTGGTAATATGCCCCCAAATTCGATGTCTGGGGGGCCTGGGATGACCCCTAACGCACCGCCAATGGCGGGCAAGCCTCCTATGCCTCCCGTAGGCCAAACGCCCGTTCAAGGGGCGCCTAGCGGTTCAGCGTTGGCTGGTGTAGCTGGTCATCCCGGCAATCCCGGTCAACAGTTACCAAGGCAACCGGCGCCGGGAGCTAAGGTGCCTGTATCGCTATCAGCACCTAATCAGGCTCCCGAGAATATGCCACCTAACGAAGGGGCGCCTACGGCTAGGGGTATGGTAGGCAAGCCGCCTATGATGCCTGGTAAGCCGGGGCAGGGTATGCAGCCACCTCAGGCAATGCAAATGCAAAAGCCGGGTATGCCGGGGCAGCCTATGCCGGCAGCCGGCCAACCGGGTGTACCGCCTAAGAAGCCTATGCCCCCACAATTCCAGAAGAGCGGTTTGGATAGCTTGGGGGACTATTTGGAAAAGGCGATGGGCGGGGAGCGCGAGGGGCATAAGTATATCAAGCGGGAGGGGGCGCCGGGCTATTACAAATATACGTATGCGATGAGTGGGCAGGGAGACAATTCCTCGCAATCAGAGCAACATCGTTCCGAAGCGGAATACCACGCTAATTCAGCGCATAATGTGGCGCAATTTCAACCTAATTCCGATATGGTTCGCTACCACGAGCATATGTCCGCGGGACATGAGCATATGCTAGAGGGACGCGGGCATGCGGCTGCGGGAGCGGGCAAAGAAGCAAATCCCCATTTTGCGGCTGCGACAAAAGAATTTAACGCGGCACATAGGGTTGGCGGAAAAACTGGCCCGGTTGGTGGTGCTAAAATTGAAGCGAGTAAATGGGCGACAGCGGCGCAACAAGCAGCCGGTGGTGGGGGCAAAGAGCCACCTGAAGGGCCTGAAGATCATGGGAAAGCGGCTGAAGCACACCAAGCACAAGCCCAACAAGCGCATACCGATTGGCAGCGTTTAACTTTGGACGGTAAGAAGCGTTCTGACCCTGAAGTGCTAGCAGCGTCTTCTAAAGCGCAACATCACCATGCGATGGCGGATTATCATTTGGGGATGAAATTCGCTAACGAGACTGATGATCCAAAAGAAAAAGCCGCGCATAAAAACTTCGCTACCCAACGGCAATTGGAAGCAATTGGCCACGCAAAAGATATGGACGTGCAAGAGGATTTGAAGACGCGAGGCCAAGCCGCAAGGCCAGGCGAAGATATGCCTAGCATTGCAGAACGCGCCAAACAGCAATACGCTGGTTGGAAGGGGCATGTGGAGAAACCCCAAGTAGGCACTGCCAAAGACGAATACAAAGAAATGGATACGGCTAAGCTGAAGGAACGGGCGGAAGTAGATCCCACAGCTAAAATGGTTTTACGTCATAGGCTTATGCGTGAAGAGGCAAAAGCTAAACAAGCCCAAACAGAGAAACCCGCGGCGGCGGGTGGCGGGATAACAACTGAATTACTTCATGGTACGCATGGCCCCCTGAAAGACTTGATGCATAAGCAAACATATTTGCAAGCACACCAGGCCGCTGTCCGATCTGGTCAGGATTTTGCGAGTGCTATTCACGCGGGTAAGGGCGTGGGAGGTATTGGGCAAACTCTTCAAGAGAAGCACCAAAGACATTTGGATAAATTAAAGGGGATTGTGGGGAAGCATGGTTACGATGTACGAACTGCCGCTTTGGCTGGGGTAGCTGGGGAGGTTTCCCAGTATGCCGCGGGTTTGAAAGCAGGTAAACAAACCCCCAGCGCGGCTAAAGAGTCGGGGAAAGATTTAAAATACCAAGTTGGCGACCACACGTTATTGATTAGTTCTAATCCAGATGGCACGGCAGACTGGGCGCATAGATTACCGAATGGGGCGCATGCAGCTACAGGTAAGACGAAAAATCTGGAGTCAGCGCATATAGCCGCGCATAACGCGATGGTTGCTTATGACAAAGATCAAAAGAACGCGAAAGAGGTTAAAGTTCCTAATTACGGAGATATGCACTCCCCTAATGAACCTACTGAGGAATCGGTATCCGCGCTAGAACGCGATATAGGCAAACTTAAAGAGCCGGCGAGTAGCGGTGCCGACAAATATCAAACAGCATTGGCGCACGACAAAGCGTGGAGTGCAGAACTGCAAAAGCAGTTTGGTAAAGAAGCTGGCGATAAGCGGTATACAAAAGAGGGTATGGGCGAACCTGGATCAAAACTTCGACAACTGCATGATCAGGCTATGCAGTCCACAAGTGCGTGGCAGCAACACATGAAAACGGGGTCCGCGCCAACAAGCGGCATAATGCCGACATTCCCCACGGGTAGCGGTACAGGGGTTACTGCGGAAGGTGCCAAAGAGGTCAAGGCAGATCGGGAAAAGCGTTTGTCTGAAGCCAAGGAAATCATTGCACGCGGGGATAAGAAAGCGCAGGCGCAAGAAGCCGGTACATTTTCGGTGCATAAGCGAACACCAAATGAAATTGGACCTGTGAGCACAGGTCCCGGCTCTATGCACGGATTTAAGACGCAAGTAGAGGCTAAGAAGCATGCCGCAGATTGGCGTGCTAGATTCCCGGGTGGGCGTACCGTGGTTGAAGAACATGCCGGCGCAAAGAAATCCCCCAAACCAGCCCAAGGCGATCTCTTCAAGATAGGGCATACTTCTGGGGGTAAGCCCATTTATGAAAGAGGTAACTATTACACACCTGACGCCATAGCTCGTTCAGCACCGCCCAAGGATGATTTAGAAGCTTCCCGCCCACAAGCCGCGCAACATTATAGACAGGCGTATAACTCCTATTTGCAAGCACGTGCTAAAACGTCTGCTATGCCTAAACCTCGTTTAGGCCAACCCATATCAGCAGCACTTAGTGATGCGTGGGCAGAACAATCTAAACACGGGGTAGCACTTCAAAATGCCCACGAAAAAGCTTTCCCTGGAATGTTTACAAAGAAATCAATGTCTGGAATCTCAGAGCTAGGCGATTACCTACGTAAGTCGGCAGAGCAAATTCCTGGTGGGCTGGCTGAAGGGAAACCCGATAGCGCTTTCGACGCCAAAGCTTTGGCCCAAGGCCAAAAGGTTGAAATGGAGCATACAAATAATCCCAAGGTAGCGCGGGAAATTTGCAAAGACCATTTGACCGAAGATCCGCATTACTATACGAAGCTTGCAAAAATGGAGCATAAGGAAGTGAGAAAAGCCATGCAAAAGTCTGGACTGAATGAGTTGGGTGATTACCTGGAAAAATCGGCGGTTAAATCGGGCGACGGTATGCCTGCTAAGGGTGATTGGGATGACATCGACAAGCCCGCCGAGCAAACGTTAGGTGAGTCGGCTAACGGTGGCGACTTAACCGAGCGCGGTAGTACGCCGGGTAACGGCACGTCAGGTCCAGGCGAAGGTCAAGATAAACAAGGCCAGTTGACTGGCGTACCTGAAGGTCAGCATGAAACCTTGGGCGACGACCGTGAACCGGCTAGCCAATTGACCGCGGGTGAAAGCGCTATCGAAGAGGCTATCCCAGAAGGCCAAAAGAGCATGACTCCAGCCGGCCAGCGGCAGATGGTGGCGCGAGAGCATGCGCAAAAGGTGGCCGAGCTGACTAAGAGCAACGATGTGCAAGTTGGGTTCGTGCATCCACTATCGAATCAAACTATCCACGGAAATACTGACGCGGAAGCGGAAGCTTTGTTGAAGAGTGACTTCTACTACGGGGCAAGCCCAACGTTGGCGCAACCGGGTTCGATGCTTAGGCAAACCGTGCTTTGCAAGTCTGAGAATTGCGGTTGCAAATATCCGGCTATGCTGACCTCTTGTCCAAGTTGTGGCGAAGGGATTACTAAGAGCCGTATGCTACCGAGAAGCGGCTACATGGGTGGTGGGGATGCGGTTATTTTGGAGAAGAGTAGCCCGCTTATCCGGCCTGCTCGTGTAGAGGCTGACGTGTGTATCCCTGGACCGAGCCCGGTGCTTTACAGACAGAGGTAATCAATGGGTTGGCAAGACCGGCTCAGAAACGTAGCACGCAACCTAGCGGGCGCTACGGGCGGTGCGTTAACAAGCTTTGCTGAAGGCGATGCACACGCCATGATGAAAGCTGGCGCTCCCGGTAATTACGGGGACGACGATCAAGACGACGCACCGGGTGGGGATCATCCTGATACTGCTTTAGACAATCCAGTACCCGATGAAGCGGCGGCGGTAGACCCCAAGACGCTGTTTTGGGATCCGTTCGCGATCATCGAACAGCTTGGGTACAAGGAACGGCCTAGCGCTATTAGCTACGGTACGCTTAAGAGTATGGTCTACAAGACGCCCGCGGTGCATGCGATCATACAGACGCGCATTCAACAGCTAGCTTCTTTTTGCCAGCCAAGCCGTGATCGGTATGAAATGGGGTTTAGGATCAAGGTTAGGGATTCGCGCAAAGAACCAACCGATGCTGAACGCAAGTGGATCCAACAGGCAGAGACTATGGTTTTGCGCACAGGGGTAACGGATAACCCACGTGGTCGGGATACATTTGAAAAGTTTGTGCGTAAGCTCATGTTTGATTCTTTGCATTTGGATCAAGCTTGTTTCGAGATTGTACCTAATCGTAGGGGCGAACCCGCTGAATGGTACGCGGTGGACGCTAGTACAATTCGTTTGGCCGATACGGCTAGCACCTATCTGAATGAGGATAACCTAGACGCGGTTCGCTATGTCCAGATTTACGATGGCATGATTATCTCTGAGTACAGCCAAAACGAACTGGCTTTTGGCGTGCGCAATCCACGTACAGATATTCGGCTGTTTGGCTACGGTGTTTCAGAGCTTGAAATGGCGATGAGTACGATTACCGCCATTTTGTTTGCGAATGATTACAACATGAAGGCCTTTACGCAAGGCTCTAGCCAAAAGGGCATTTTGAATTTCAAAGGCGCGATTCCAGAGAGGCAATTGAAGGCGTTTCGTAGGCATTGGTATCAGATGATCTCTGGAGTCGAGAATAGTTTCCGGACTCCTATTACCAACGCGGAAGAGCTGCAATGGATTAACATGCAGAATTCTAGCCGCGATATGGAGTACAGCGCGTACGCTGACTTCTTACTGAAGATTTTATGTTTTGTGCCTGAAACGAAAATCGTACTGGATGGTGGCAATTTAAAGGCAATCAAAGATCTTAAATCCGGCGAATTGGTTAGAACGCACGCGGGCAGATCAAAACCTATAAAAAATATTCAAATTAGAGATTTTTCTGGAGATCTTGTTTGTTTAAAAACTACTGGTGGTGTTGTGGTGA